CGCGGGGGTCCGACCACCCCGCGTCGTACCCGAAGATTCGCCAATCCGACGACACCGACACCCGACCGTCGCCGGTCGCTTCGTACCCGTCGTCGGTGGCCGTCAATTCGACCGTGTGTGCCTGTTTGCTGAATGGGTACACTTGCCCTTCGGCGGCTTCGAACGCGCCATGTAACGCTTGTCGTGCCACCTTCGACGCCCCGTGCGTGCGACGAAGGCGGTCGCGGTCGTCGGGAGTTAGGAACGGGTTGTTTAGCGACGACGCGGTGACGGTTCGAATCTTCGACCCTAACGGGTTCCCGTTTTCGTCTTCGTGTGCCTGTAAGATTTTTTGGGCGGGGTTGTGCCCGTTTCCGGTCGTCGTCACGACCATGACGGCGGGGTCGCCGAAGTCGAACCGTTCGGTAATCGTCTTCCGAATGCCGTGTATCCGATTACTCTTGTAGTGTGCGAATTCGTCACACCACGCAAGCGAAAACTTCCCGCCCTTGTATCGGTCGGGTTTGTCGGCCGACGCAAGCACGACCACCGAATCGTTAAACAGGGTGATTGTACCGTCTTGCTTTGAAAACTTCGTAACGATTGGCGAATTCTCCGGGTCGCCGTCGTATAGGAACGGGTCTAATTCTTCGTGCCGGGCACCCGGTAGTTCTTCGAATAGCACCGGGTACGTCGTCTTTTTCGCTTCGGCGTACGTCGTGCCCATAGCAAGCGACCGCGTCGGCCCGAACCGGGGGTCTAAGGCGGTTTCCCACACGACGCGGGCACCCGTCACCGACTTGCCGGAACGGTAGCCGGCGACGAACCCGACAATATCGTATTCCCCGGAATAGACGGCTTGTATGGCTTCCCGTTGTGGTTCCCAAAACGCCCACGTAATATCAAGTCGGCCGTCGTCGAAGCCGACGACCCGACCCTTCCGCCGGAGCGATTCGACGTCGTCTTCGGTTAGGTCGTCGACACCACCCGGCACGTATAGCGGCGTGCCGTCGGCCGCTTGAATCGTCGATATACTCATACGGTTACTTTGGAATTCGTTCGTCGATTAGTGTGCCGGCTTCGTCGCGGTCGTACCGTCGGTCGGGGTCGACCATGAAGGCCGAATTCTTCGAATGCTTCTTGCCGCACCCGTCACACCGAACGACGGGGTCGGGGTCGTAATGCACATGGTGGTATTCGACGAACGCCGCGCACCGCGTACAGTTAAGTCGGAATTCCATCGTTCGAATCGTTTATCGTTCGGGTTGTTAAAATATGCCGGCGATTACCCACCCGACCGCGACGGCGGCGGTGAATTGTACGACGGTGCCGGCGGCGTATCCACCCATGTAGTAATGTGATTCCGCTTTCGCGTCGGGGTGGTCGGGCGGGTTGTGTGGGCGCGGCGGAAGGTAGCGTATCCCGTCGTGTAGCCCGACGACGAAAGCGTGCGTTTCCGCCGCGTACGAAAACGCACCGTCGCGGTCGGTCGAATCTTCCGACGGCCGCCCGGCTTCCCGAATCCGGCGTCGAACGAAGTCGATAAGCCCCATATCACGCGTTCGAATCGTCGTCGTCGTCGGTGTCGTCGGTGTCGGTGCTACCGTCGCTTTCGTGCGGTAGTTCGTAATTGTCGGCGATACGGGCGACGGCACCGACGACGCCGCTAATGAACGCCATGCCCGTGATATTCGACACTTGCGCGAATGTCCATAAGAAGAATAAGGCGACCATGCCGGCGACGGCGTATTCAAGAATCCACCCGATTGAAAGCGTCGCCGTCACTTCGACGTCGGGGGTCACATACCCGAAGTAAACCGACGCGGCAAGCCCGCCGACGATAACGACGAACAAGCCGGTGAGGTACGCGTACGAATACGTCTTCGACCCTTCGGGGTCTTCGATACTCCCGACGGTGGATTGAAGGCTATCGTCGTCGGCGGAAGACATACGACACGCTTCGTCGGTGTTGACTAAGGGTTTTGGTACGCGGAAGGGAGGGAACCGCGTGCGACGCCGCACACGGCCGTCTACGGTGCGGTGCCGTCGTGAACCTTGCCGACGAAGATTTGCGGCGGGGCGACGTATAGTGCCTTCCCGTCACGCCCCGGAATGTCGACCTTGTAGCACCGACCGGGCACGTCGACGTCGTCGTCGACGATTCCGACCGCCTTTTCTTCGACCATAACGTCGTACGTGTTCCCGTCGCCGCCTTCGACGTCGGCGAAGTGCGCGTCGCGGTCGGTGAATTCGCCGTCTTCCGGGGCAAGCCCGAAGTAATTCCCGGCGTCGTCGGTAGCGAAACACGACGCGACGTACGCGCCGACGGACGGCGTGACGCCGTCGGCAAGTTCCCACGCGGCGGCGACCGCGTCGACTTCGAAGCCGACCTTCCCGGCGGGCACGACGTCTTCGTCGCCCGTCATGCCCCGGTCTTCCGCCCATTCGTCGGCGTCTTCGCCGTCGTCGTGATAATAGTCGACGTAGTGAATCGCCGGGTCGTTGACTTCCGCCGTGCCCCCCAATCGGGCACCGTCGTCGGGACGGTCGGATTCGACGACTTCGTCGACGGTCGCGTGAATGATTCCGTCGTCGGTGCGGATAAGAACCGTGTCGCCGTCGGGGGTGGTTTCGTCGTCGGTCGATTCGTCGTCGGCGGTTGTGGTGTGTCGCACCATACTAACACCATAGGCCGGGGGCTACATAAGTGTACCGGTACGCTACAAAGGTACTAATCCCCGTCTTCGTCTTCCGATTCCGTCAATTCCGACACCTTCGCGTTTAGCATACCGATTAGCGGCTTCCGTGGGTCGCGGTCTTCTGATTCGGCTAAAGAAAGTTCGGCTTGAATGTACGCCCGTGCCCGTTCGGGCTTGCGGATTCCCCGGACTAACGCTTTGATAGTCGCGTCGTTCTTCGTCGCTAACATCTTCGTCGGTTCGTCGGCGTAATCCCGCGACGCCCCGCTTTGGTGTGTTGACGGCATGGATTCACCGCTTGTTCACGTACATTCCGCCGACCGGGTCGTCGTCGGGGTCGACGCCCCCACATTCCGGGCACTTGAACACGGTCGTCGGGCCGTCACGACCGGGGGCTTGTGTTTTCTTCATACCGCCGTTCCCGCACGTCCCGCATTCGCGGTCGAATAGTTCGGGCATGGGCTTACTGATACTCCGGGCGATTTGTGTCTTCGCACCCGGTCGATTCGACGGCTTGTTCGAAGCGTTCTTCGGCGACGGCTTCAATATCGTCGACCGTTTCGCCTTCGCCGGCTTCGACCGTCACTTCGACTTCGTTCCCGTCGAAGCCGTTCGCCGCCGACGTACGCATATAGATTCGGGCTTGATTCGTCGGCGGTTCGTCGTCGCCGTTATCACTCATTCGAATCACCTTCTAACGCGCTTTCGACGTCGTCGGGGTGCGGAAGCACCGTCTTCCCTTCGTCGGTTTGAACGACTACGCCCGCGACGAAGTCGCCGTCGTGTCGTTTGTCGTTGTGGGTCGTCACGACGTCGTGGGACCGTTCCCGGTCGACCGTTTTCCGCGTGTCGCACGCATTACACGCGACCGTGACGCGTTCCGGTAGTTGGTCGCGTTCACTCATAGGGCGGCCCCCACGCAAAGCCATAGAAGCATGACGATAATCGTCGCTTCGAACGACGCGAACCCGACGCCCCACGCGACGGCGGCGATTAGCGGGGCGATAATGGCGGCGACGGCGGCCGTCACGAAGACGGCACCGGCAAGGATTCCCACGACGCGAAGCCCGCCCATTCCCACTTGCCGAAGTGTCGACGTCATTCCCACGACCCCCGACCCGTCGCGGTTCCGGGCTTCGAATCGGAATCGCTTTCGACGTCTTCGACCGCCCCCCGCACGTCTTCGTCGGTCGCCCCGTCGGGGATGAACCCGTCTTCGTCAACACCCGGCGCGTCGTCGGGGAATCCGTCGATACTTTCGACGTCGCCCGTGTCGGGGTTGACGCCCGCCCGTCGCCATAGTTCGCGGTATGCGGCGTCCGGGGCGGCGTCGGGATAATCGACATAGTCTTCCCACCGGTCGGGGTCGGCGGTGTAAACGACCGTCGCAAGCGCACGGGCGGCGGCGTTTGCCCGGTCGGAATCCGGGCCGTGTTCGTCGACGACCAACCGGAGCGTTCGGGCGGCGTCGTGTTCGACGTCGTCGACGCGGGCGACGTCGTCGGGTAGGTCGTCGTACCGCACTTCGACGGGTTCGACACGGGTTTCGACCGGGCGAAGGTGAACGGTTAGCCGGTCGACTGATTCGTGAATCGTTTGCTTCGTCGCTTCGCGGGCACTTGCCCCGTCGGGGACGTCGACGTCACCGAAGCGGCCACCGCCGTACGCTTTCAGGATTGTGACGTCGTCGCGGGCGACCATGTCGTCGATTATCGTTTCGCCGGTCGACGGTTCGCCCGCCCCGGCGTTTTCAAGCGATAGGCGAACGTGGTACCGGGGGTCGTGCGGCCGTTCGCCGGGGGCGTGCGACCCCATGAGGTTCACCGACGCCCGGTCGTCGTCTTCGGTGACGGCACGAAGTGCCGAATGTAGGGCGGCGTTCGGGGCGTGGTCGTCGCGTACGCGGCGTTTGAATCGGTCGTCGGTGTGTATGGGTTCGAAGGTGTCGTCGCGTTCACGCGGCGCGTGTGCCGCCGCTTCGTCGGCGTGTGTGTCGTCGGGCATGACACCCGAAAGGTAGCCGAACGTTAGTAAAAGCGTGCCGGTGGCCGACGAAGCGATAGGGCGGCCGGGGGTCCGGGGCTTACCACCCTTCGACGACCGACGCCATAGCGACGTCGACGGTCGTATCCCCGGCCGTTCGCTTTTGGGCGGCTATCGTCACCGGCCGGTCGCGCCGAAGTTCGGAATCGACGCCGTCGCGCCCCGCGACGTTCACGTCAATCCCGCCGCCTCCGGTGATAATATCTTGAAACCGCCATGCCCCGTCGTTAATCCCGAAGGCCGACGCGTGGTCGGTGTGAAGCCATTCGCACGCCGTTTCGCCCGCGTTGACGTTCTTCGGCGGTTCCCACGGTAGCGAATCCGGGTCGGTTAGCGAATCGCTCCGTACTTGAAGAATTATATCGTCTTGCGGGGCGATACGGTAACTTTGAAAGTTGACCGTGACGCCGTCGTACGCGTCTTTTTGCCGAACCGAAAGAAGCGGTTCCCACCCCGTATCGGATACGGTGATACCTTGCCGGCGGTCGCCCTTCGTTCGGTCACTTGCTGAAAAGTTCCCCCGGCGGGCGGCTTGCCGGTCTTGTACGTACACGTCGAAGGGTTCGGCCGTCGCTCCGTTTGCGATTTCCATGCGAAGCGGGTTCGACTGTCGTGCCCATGTCGACTTGCCGTCGGGGTCGAAGCGGTGAATCGTTCGGGATACCAACCGGCCGTCGTCGTTTGATTCGTATATTTCGACGTCGACCGTCCCCGAATTGTATAGGTACGGCTTGATTCGAACGATACACCCGTCTTTCAGTAATTGGGCGACGTCGGTTTGCGTGCCTTCGCCGTTCCACCCGTCGGGCCTAACTTTTCCTTGTCGGTTCCCGTTCCGAAGCATTTCGACGTACGGCCCGGTCGCGTCTAATCCGACGTACGCCCCGGATTCGCCGGCTTCCCACACGCCGGCCCGTACCTCTTGTTCACCGACCGGGTCGTCGGGGATTCGAACCGAAAACGCGCCTTCGAAGGCGTACCCCGACACGACGCGTATTCGGTCGACGGTTTCGAAGCCCGTCGTTTCGCCCGCCGTCGCCGTCGTATAGACATGATATTCCGATTCCGACGGAACGTGGTCGACGCGGGCGTCGGGGTATATCGACCGTTCGGTTGATAGCGGGAAGTCGCTATTTATGTCGATTATGCTTTGTCGGTCGACGACGGTTAGGTCGTCGAATGACGTAATCGCCTTGTTCAATCGCCGGAGAATAGCGGTTTGTTCGTCGGCGGTTTCCGACTGTGTCGTCGGTAGTTCGTCGGGGTCGTCGTTCATGCCTGACCCGACACGCCGCCGGGGGAAAAGCGTTCGTCGCCCGGCTTAGGTGTCGAAGAACAATAGGTCGAACGAATAGTGACATTCGACGTCGAAGCCGTCACCCGACGTTAGCCCGGCGACTTCGGGGTCGCCGTCGTACGTCATGGTCGAGCCGGCGAAGCCGGTTAGGGTCGTGCCACCCGAAAGCGCGTTCGCCCATTCGTACGGCCCGCCTTCCCACGCGACGCACCATGCGTCGGTGCCCCGCTTGTCTTGCGTGTCGTCGCGGTCGTACAAGGCGACGGCTTCGGGGTCGTACCCCATGAAGTCGGCCCATTCTTGAAGGGCTTCGTGCGTCGCCTTCGCCGCGCCCGCCGCCGTCTTGTAGCCCGACACGTCGACACGTTCCGGCGGTTCCGGGGTGTCGACGTCTTCAAGCATTTCGTCGGTAATGTCGTCGACGTCGTCGACACCGAACGCTTCGGCGACTTCCGCGTCGGTCGGCGTCATGTCGAAGGGGTCGCGGTCGTCGTCGGTGTCGTCGTAATTCGGTTCGGTGTGCCCGCCGAAGACGTCGTCGAACGGAGAAACGTCGATTTCTTCGAAGCCGATACTGTCGACGAAGAACCCGAAGTCGTCGCCGACGCCGTCGATAACGATAACGTCGCCGACGGCCATGCTCCGGGTGCTACCGGGGTCGTGACCCTTGCCGTCTTCCCACGCCGAATACACGGCGGCTTCGGGGGCGTGCGACGGCTTCGCGTCGACGGTGACGGTGCCGGCTTCGACGTACGCGTCGGCGACGACGTCGCGGTCGGAAAGGTCGATACCGCGTTCGTCGGTAGCGAAGTCGAACCCCATGCCTAAGTCGGCCCCGACTTCGTGTCGGTCGCCGTCGTCGGTCTTGAAGCGGCGGTGATAAACCGTCGCGTCGACCGTGTTCGTGTTCGCTTCGTCGGCGGCGGCGTCGGTGTGTCGCACCATACCCTACTATTACACCGGGGGCTACATAAGTGTATCGGTGTGCTACAAGGGAAGTGTAACGCGACCGGACTAATCGTCGCCCGCCGGGTTTTCGTCCCGATTCGACCGGCGGCGTGTTTGTGCGGTTCGGTGACTTGTCGAAGTTCGGGAACGAACGCGGCGTCGGCGGTGTACCGACCGTTCCAACCCGCGAAGCGCGACGTATAGAAGCAAGACGCCCCATACGAAGACCGCGAACACGACGACCGACCACATGGCAAGGGCGACCGCGTCGGCCGCAAGCGCGTCGTACACGGCTATTCGCCCCCGTCGTCGGCTTCGACTTCGTCGACGTCGTCGGGAAGGTCGACGGCGACGTGATTAATGGCGACTTCGACGGGTTCGTCGGGGTCGCCCTTGTGCGTGTGGTCGGCGTCGACGTGTATATCGGCCCCGTCCGACGTCTTGTCTAATGCCATGATTAGATTCGCTATGTGCGATTCCTTCCGTTCTAACGCCTTGTCGCCCGTGTCGACGAACGATTCGCCGGTCGGTTTGAATTCGTGTCGGGTCGCCGGACACGGTTCATATACCCCTTGCCGCACCTGTATCGACCCGGTGCATTCGTCGGGCATGGGTGCCGATTCGGACGTCTTGTATTTAGTCCCGCATTCGGGGCACCGGTACCCGTCGACGCGTTCGACGTCGGGGGCTTCGTTGACGGCCCGCACTAATCGGGTTTGTTCCCACCCTATCATGTTTCGAAGCATATCGGCGGCGTCTTCTAACCGAAGTAACTTGTCGTCGTCTTCGGGGTGCCGTACGACGGCTTCGAACACTTCGCGGTCGTCGTCGTTCATTCGCTTGCTGTATAGCAAGTGCCGGGCGTTCCCGTTCCGCCAACCTTCCGGGGCACCGGGGCTTCCGCCGTGGTGTTTCGTACACGCCCCGGTTTGACGGTCGGTCCCCCACCCGGCGGCAAGCAAGCACGCGTCGCCTTCCCCGCCGCGCTTCCGCCCGTTATTCGCGGTCGCGTCGGTCTTCGGATACGCACACACCGGGTATCCCTTTTCGGGGTGTAGCGGTCGCCCTTCGTCGTCGGTGTCGACACCGTCGCCGTATTCGTAATCCCATGCCATAATTAGTCGTTAGTCGACTGATTGAACGGTCGCGGTCGTTACGTGATTGTACCGTCGTCGCCGGTAAAGGCGTGTCGGGCCGACAGATTACGTAATCGACCGAACGGCGTTTTCGGCTTCCCGAAGCCGGCGAACGCACACGGCACAAAGCGGCTTCCGTGTCGTCGGTGTGTCGTCGTCGAATCGTATCGTTTGGTGGGTCGTTTCCCGGTCGTCGTGGTCGCACTGGTAGCACGTCGACATAGACGGGCGTGTTCGGCGTCGTACGTAATTCTTCGCTACCGAAGTGTTTCCGGCCGCACGTCGTCGGCGACGGCCATGTCGCGGGTGTCGTACGTGTTTCCGCCGACGCTATTGACCCACGCCCGTCGGCACGCCGAAGAACAAAAGACGAATCGGCGGTCGTCGACGGCAAGTAAGGCGACGCGTCGATTCCCCCGACCACGCGGCCCGGTCGACGTCGCGGGGTCGAAGCAATATCGACACACGAACCGGGTTCGCCATTCCCCCGCGTCGTCGTTCCAAACCCGGACGGCGGGCACGGTTATAGGTCGAAGTGTTCGGCGGGGTCGATTCGCTTGAACGGCGTCCCGCCGGAAGACCCGGCACCCGACGACGACCCACACGCCGGGCAGTACGACGGTTTCCCGTGGTTGGATACAAGCACCCCACAGTCGCACCGGTAGAGGTTCGGGTTCATGGGTCGGGAAGGTCGTCGTTCGGGTCGGCGACCGTGACGGCTTCGGCGTGGGGTACGGTTCGGTCGACGTCGGCGTCGTTCACCGTCGCGGCGTACATATGGGCGGTGCTTTCGGTGACGAAAGCGCGTCGGGCCGTGGTTCCATCAAGTGCGTCGTCGCCCCGTTCGAACGGGACGTACACGGTTTCGTCGCCCGCGTCGACTAACGCTTCTAACTGGTTGGCGAAGTCGGTCGGTCCCCGGTCGTCGACGAAGGCCATACGTGCGTCGTCGGAATCGGCGACACGTTCGGCCATGCGACGAAGCACGGCGGCGACGTTTTCGGCTTCGTCGTCAGATAGGATAACGACCATTAGAACATTACCCCGCCCATTCCGCCGCCGTTCCCGCCGTTTGCGACGTCGTCTAAGGCTTCGGTGAGGGCGTCGGCGGTGTCTTCGGGGTCGTGGCCGACGCCGGATAGAAGCGACACGGGAATGTCGAACGACGACCCCGCTTCCCGGCGAAGAATTGTGTCGACGTCTTCGTGTTCAATCGACGACCCGTCGCCGACGGCGGTGCGGGCGACGACGTCGACGGCGGCGTGAAAGATTGGGTGGCCGCCGTACGCCGACCGTGCGGTTTCGGTGTCGTCGGGGATTCGAAGGGTGACACACCACGACGACGGCACTTGCCGGCGGTAGTGGTGCAAGGTAGCGACGTCGTTTTCGTCGCCGTCGGACAGTCGGGCGTTATCGTCGGCGGTGTGTTTGCCGCCGAACGGGTCGTTCACCGTCACGTTTGGCGGGTCGTCGGTGTCGCGGTCGTCGTCAACGACGCGGTCGATACAGTCGCCGGCTATGTCTTCGACCGGGGCACCGACGGCTTCCGCCCATTTTTCGACGGCTTCGGCGGTGTCGGTGTCAACCCGTGCGTGTATGATAGGCATACGGCAAAGCGTACGTCGAACGGTTGTAAAAGCGTGTCGGTGCTTACCTCATACGTAACGTCATGGGGCGATAAACCGTATGCCGCTATACAGAACTATGGCCCGCGAAATGTTCGGCTTCCGGTGCGTCGGTCGCCGTCTTTGGGGGTGGTAAGGGGTATATCGTCGAATGCCGCGACGTGCGGGTCGTCGACTTTCGCTTCGACGTCGTCGGCAAGTTCCCGAAGCCGGTCGGCCATGTCGTCGACGTCGTCGTATCCGTCGGGTGTCGGGTCGAACCGGTCTTCGACATGGTCGGCGACGGAACGGGCGTCTTCCGGCGATAGCAAGCGGCGGGGCATATCCCCTAACGTGAACCACACGCCGCCGGCTTCGTAGTTCGGGGCTATCGACACGTCTTCACCGGGGGGATTCCCACCGTCGGCCCGAAGCGCGTCGTCTTTCGGTGCCGTCACGGGCGACATGAAGGCGTCGTACACGGCGTTGACGCGGTCGTCGTCGACGTTCGGGGAATCTATCGTCTTGTCCGACGAAGCGATTAGCAAGGCGACGAAGCCCGCTTCGAACCGTTCCATGCCGACGACGTGTTCGGTGCCGTCGTGATATATGGCGACCGTGACGTCGGCCCCACCGTCGGTTTCGACGCGTCGCATATCGACGACTTCCCGCTTGTCGGTGTCGATATTGTCGAATATGCCGCCGGTCTTCGTCCGGTTGATTAGGTACGACGCGTCGTGTCGGCGTTCGTCGTTCTTGTCGTCGTGGCACGCCCGTATCGACACCCGCTTGCCGTCGTCGCGGGCGAAGTATCGGGTGTATTGGCCGTTCCCCAACCGACCGCCTAAGTTCGGGTGTTGGGGGTCTTCGGCGGTTAGCGTCACGGTGTCGCCGTCTTCCGTGTCGACTTCGACGACGTCACCGTCGGATAGGTCGGCAAGGTCGTCGGGCGTCGGTTCCGAACCACCGCCGTCGGGGAGTATTTCGACACCTTCGTCGTCGGGGTGTGCGTCGTCGTCACCCCAAACGTGCCGGGGTTCGGGGTCGGGGCGGCGTGCGGCGTCGGTAGGGAAGCCCGCCGCGTGGGGGCCGGCGTGTCCGTCGTCACGTTCGCACCGTTTGCCGTTCGGCCCGCGTTCGCCGCACTTGCCGTCGATTATCACGCCTTCGTCGCCCGCGACGATTATGTCGTCGCCGCCGTCGGTCGCGGGTTCGCGTCGAAGGGTCGATTCCCATGCGATAGTGACGTGAAAGCCGTCGTCGTCGACGACCGATAGCGTGCCGGTGCCCTTTCGGACGTATCGGTTCCCGGTGTCGGATTTGAACGTCACCGACTTGCCGACTTCGTCGTCGTTCATGGTGTGAACGGTCGCGTCGACGACGTCCCCGGTGACGCGGCCCGATTCGTCGGCCCGCATGGGCGTCGCTTCGACTTCGACGCGGTCGCCTTCGCTTAGGGTGTGCGCGTCGACCGTCCCGTCGTCGGTCGCGGTGTCGTTTCCGTCGCCTTCGTCTTCGTCCGTGGTGTGTCGCACCATACGACCCACTTGTGCGGCGGGGTAAATAAGTGTACCGGCGTCCGACACACGTATGACGTTACACCTGGAGGGACGGGTTACGGCCCCATTCGCCGGTCAACTTGTACGAAGCCGAAAAGTAGGGCGACGGCGTGCCGAAGTCCGTAAGCGTCGATTGGTCGGTGTCGTCGAAGGAATATTCGTCAGGGTCTAACGATACCAATTCGGTGAAGTCCCACCCGACGATATGATACGACCGAAACGGGTGGGGCACGGGCGTCACTTCGGCTTTTGAACCCGGTGCTTCGTCGCCGTCGACGGTGACGCGGTACACGACCGAACCGGGACATACCGGGGCGTGTCGCCGCTTGAAGTCGTCGATAGTGTCTGCGTCGGTTTCGAAGTGCCGACCGTCGTCGAATACATTTGACCCGCGTAAGACGATAAGCGATTCGTCGGTCGGGAGGTTCGGAAGTACCGCCGCGACAGTTAGTGCGACGCGGTCGGTTAGTGCTATGTCGGTTCGAAGGTCGTCGTGATTTTTCGGTGCTTTTGGCATGGGTTAGGTGTCGTCGTCGACGTCGGCTTGTGCAAGCACGTCGCCGATTTGGTCGAAGACGTCGTCGCGGTCGCCGTCGCCCGGCCCTATCTTTGCGATTGTTTCGCCGTTCACTTCGACGCGGGCGGTCGGGGCGTCGAAGGGGTCGTCGTACGTCACGAAGACGTGTGCGGTCGGGCCTTCGTGTATTCGCTTGTGTTCGACGTCGTCGTACCGCCATGATATGACGTCGCCTTCGACCCAATTCACCGACCACTTTCCGGGGGCCGGGTATTCGGTGCCGTCGATTCGTTCGGTGTCGTGATTCATGTGTTGGGTTCGGTGGTCGCGGCGTCGACGAAGCGAAGACCGACGTATCCGTACCCGAAGACGAACGCACCCCCGACGATGTACGCGGCGTGTGTGCCGCCGTACGCCGCCGCAAGCGACGTCGCCCCGTATCCGATTGATAGGGCACCCACCGCGACGGACACGTATAGGACCGCCATGACGACGGCGACGACGGGTATGTTCGGCACGCGAAGGTCGGGAACGCGGTCGCGGATTCCCGACGCGTGGTCGCGGAACGTGTCGAAGTGGTCGAAGTCGGGCCGAAGGTCGTCGGTGTCTTCGGGGTCGTCTTCGGCGGTGGGTGTTTCGGCCTTCCGGTCAATTGGTCGGTCTTCGGTCGCCATTATTTCGACGTGTCGATACGCGGGGCTTGCATAATTTTCGTGTCGACGATTCCGTTTCGGGTTGTCCAAAGGTGGTATGGTAGGTCGCGGCCGGTGACGATTCGCACGGTGTCTTCGTCTAACAAGCCCGCGACTTCTTGCATATATTCGTTCGATTGGCGGCACACGACTTCGGTTCCCGGCGGGTCTTCATTCCATTCGAAGGCGTCGTCTTCGTGAACGCGAATCCGGCCGGCGTCGGTGTCGCCTTCGCCTTCAATCACGAAGACGTCGTCGGGGCCGCCCATGCGGAAGGTAGCGACCGACGTGTTCATGTCGATAATGTCGCTTGCCCGGTTGAACTTATCGACGGGCATGGTCACGTCGACGTTATACGCGGTGTCACCGTCGAAGGCGTCGTCGTCTTTGACGGGCGGCACTTGTGCCGGCGACCCGTTCACCGATTCGGGGTCAATTCCGGCCATGTCGTAATCGACGTCGTCGGCATGGAACGACCACTTGTAGGTATCCCAATCCCACCCGAATTCGACCGGTACGGTGTCGATAGCCGAAAGTAGGTCGTCGAATGTTTGCCCCGACACGCCCGACGCGAAGTCACCGTCGACGTCGAAGTGTTCGAAGTCGTCGGCGTCGACCGATTGGCGGATTAGTGCGACGTTCGCGGGGTCTTTCACGACCGTCTTGAAGCCGTGGGGCGTGAATTCGAAGACGCCTTCGTCGTGCCCTATGTCGTTCACACCGTCGACGATTGTTTCCCACACGTCGCCGCCGGTAATCGTTTCGACTGTCGCGTTCTTCGACTTCGGTTTCGTTTGTGACATGGTTAGTCGGTGTCGCTTTTGGTGTCGGGTCGGTCGACCCGCCGACCCCTTGCGGGTCGGACATGACGGGTCGGGGATTCGAACCCCGGAATCCCTACGAAACGGGTTCTTAAGACCCGCGCCGTTGACCACTTGGCTAACCCGCCGCGTGCCGATAGTCCCACCCGGATTCGAACCGGGGTTCGACGACCCAAAATCGTCCGTGATTGGCCGCTACACTATGGGACTTCATACGTTCATTCGGACGAAGGTTCGTAAAAGCGTGCCGGTGAACTATTCGTCGGCGGGGTCGGGTATGTCCGTGCCACACGACGGGCACCGGTCGCCGGGGGCCGTTTCGCGGAAGTCACCCGACCAATTGCACGAACCGGGTTCGACGTCGACTTCGGGGTCGTCACCGGGGCACGTCACCGGCTTGTATTCGAAGTCGACGCCTTCGCGGGCGTCTTCGGGCACGTCTAACATTAGGGCCGCCGGCCCGCCATGCGGGAATTCGTACACGTCGAAACGGTGGTACCCGCCGACGAACGACTTGCCGATAATCGCTTCGCGCTTGAACCGCACGCTTTTGTCGTCGACTTTCAGTAATTCCGCTTCGGGGTCTTCGACCATGCCCCGGTGCGTTTCGGCGACGTACCCTTTGATATGGTCGTCGAATCGGTCGGTGACGACAAGGGTTTGCGAATCGCCGGTCGATAGTCGAAGGTCGTACACGCCGTTCGAATCGTAATGGTGGAATTGTGTCATGGTTAGTTCGCCCCCGGCGTCGGTGCGTCGGGGTTGTGGTATGCCGGCACGAAGCCGTGTGCGTCTTCGGCGATAGCGGCGATAAGTTCGCCTTCCGACGGGGTCGACCCGACTTCGACGTCGTCGCGGTTCGACGCGACCACTTTCAACGCGTTATACGGAAGCGTGTCGTCGGTCGCACGCGATAGCGACGCGACCCGTTCGGCTTCCGGTATGTCGCCCCGGTCGAATTCGACTTCTAACCCCGTCACGTCGCCCGCACCGCCGTCGTCGGCGACGGTGACGGTAGCGACGTCGCGGTCGGCGTTCATGGGTTCGGGGTCGGTGACGTCTTCGACGTCGTCGGCGTCGCCTAAGTCGAATTCCGATAGCGGAACGTGGTTCGACGCGGCTTCGGCGTCGTCTTTGCTAATCGGTTCGCCCCGGTCGACGACGTCGAACTTGCCCGCCGCCGCGTAATCCGACGCCCATGCGGGAATGTCGGGGTCTTCGGCCGACGCCTTCGTTCCGGTCGTGAATATGACACGCGTAAGGTATGCGTATCCGATAATTCCGGGGCGGTCGTCGCCGCACCCGTGGGGGTGAATGACCCATACACGGGTGCGAAGCGGTTCGACTTCGGGCGGTTCTTGCCGGTCGCTAATCGGGATTTTGAGGTTAAGCCCGCGTTCCCGGCATTCCTGAATGAAGTCGTCGGGCGTTTCGTAATTCGTTTTCCCGACCGACATTAGCAAGTCGGTCGCCCGCGCCGACGTAATTTCGCCGTAATGCTTCCCGTCGAAGCCGTACCGCGAAAGCCGGTCATGGTGGTCGTGTATGTCTTCCGACGGCGTGGTCGTTCGACCGTCGGCGACGTAATGCTTGTCGAATGACGTGCCGGGGAAGCCGACGTATCCGGGGATAATCGCACCCTTGCCGTTGTGTTCCCGGTATTCGACGGGTTCGTCTAATTCGACGACGCGGGGAATCGACCCGTCGGGGCCGGATAGGGCGGTGACGTCGGAACGAAGGTATGCCGACGTCGGGTTTAGGTGGCCGCACCCACGTTCGCGGTTATCGACTGATTCGCGCCCGCCGTCGTCGTCGGGTCTTCCCTTGTCTAATTGCTCTTCGACCGCTTTCGTTAGTGGGTTGGTCATGTCGGTGTCGTACCCATGCTTCGTTTTTCGTCGGGGTGGTAAAAGCGTGCCGGTCGTCACCTTGTTAGTTGGGTTGGTCTAACCACAAACCATAGCGTGCCGTGTGCGACGTATGACGCCGTCGCTATTCGGGCGGGGGTATCAGTCGTGTACGAAAAGGAACCGTCGCGTGCGGCGTGTGCGGGCTATTCGTCGGTCGTTAGGTCCGTCGTCGACCCGCGAAGGTCGGTTCGGCACCGGTCGGGGCACGCGGCGATTAGGTCGACGTTCGTGGTCGTGTTCCACCGGCTAAGTTTCACGGTGTATTTGTGCCGGTACGCATGACGCCGCTTCCCGCACCATTCACATCGGGCAAGTTCGGCGAAGACCGCGTCGCCCTTGTCGGTCGATTCCCACCGGGCGGGGGCGTCGTCGAAGGCGACGTCGTCTTCGTCGTCAACGCGGTGGATTAGGCCGGCGTCGCGGGCTTCCCGAAGCACGACGCGCCAATTCGAATCGCCGTGTGCGA